GTCGTCCGCGGCCGTCTGCGGTCATCGCGCCCCAGGCGCCTCCGACGACGAACAGGATCACGCCGAAAATGACGGTCGGGACGTGCACGGCGGCGACCTTAGAATCGGAAAGGGCGGCCCGAAGCCGCCCCTTCCGAAAACACGCAGGTAGAGTTTTGGCTTAGGTGCCTGACGCCGGTGCTGCTACCGCTGCCTGGACGGCAGCCGCGGCCGGCGCAACCGGCGCCATCGCGGCGTCGATCGATGCCTTGAGGCCGACGATGTCGACGTCTGTCCCGGCTTCGTCGGCCGCGACGGCGGCGGCCGTAGCCGCAGCCACGCCTGACTGGGCAGTCTGGTAAGCCGCAATAAATGCCGCCACGGTGGTCTTCAGGGCGGCTACGTCATCCTTGAGTGCCATGATCATTCTCTCCATGTTGAGTGTCCGGAACTGGACGTGCCGGACACGACGCTCGATCCGATCGAGCTGCTCCTGCAGTTCGTGCATCGTCCTCCCCTTTCAGGATTGGACGCCCGGCAATACCCGGCCGGGCCTCGGGATTGACGATTGGCGTTGCGGGTCATCGTCTTCGGAAGAGGCGGGCGAGGAAACCGCGGCGCCGCCAGGCACCACAGCCGAAGGTAGGATTGGCCGGGTCGACGACCCGGAAGACCGTCTGGAGCTGCAGGCCGGCCTCGCCGACGCGCGCGACCTGTGCCGGCGGGCCACCGTGACACTGATGGCGGTCTCCCATCTGGGCATCGTTGTAGTGAATGCAGAACCGGCAGGTCCGGCAGGGACCGAACGGATACCTCACAGCTTGAGGTACCAGGCGCCGAGCATGTAAGGCGGCATCGTGTAGAGGGCGACGCCGGAGCCGAGCGCGGCGGTCGCGCCACTGACCGTGTGAGTGTGCGCTCCTGCAGTCGTGGCAAACATCTGACCGCCTGCCGGGTTGAAGAAGTAGAGGGGGGTCGCCCCTCCGGCGGTCACGGTGGTAGTGCCAGAAGAGCCGGTCGAGTCGGGGCCGTAGACGGAGTGGCTGAAGGTATGGACGTGAGCACCCGCCGAGTTCGTCGAGCCGCTGACCCCAATCGACACGTTCGGCAGGTTCGCCTGGGCGATCGCGTTGGTCTCGTCGCCGCCGCCCGAGCCTCCAACGTTGGGCGTGCCCGAGGCGAGGCGTCCCGCGAGCGAGTTGCCCATCCCGTCGAGGCCGAAGGGTGCCGTGCCCCGCATGTCGAGGAGCTGGATCGGCTTGTGGGCGGCGAAGTCGGCGGCGGCGGAAGCGCCGCGACCGCCGGTCACCGGGCATTGCGCCTGCGCGAAGTTGTTCCAAAGGAGCGCGTAGAGATTGAGCGTGTCGGCGTTGGCCCGCTCGCTCGCGGCCGAGGTGGCGTCGCCGATCGAGAGCGCGTTCATCCGCACCCAACCGGCTTGGGTGTCGGCGGTCGGCCGCCACTTGGTGTCGCCGGTCTTGAAGGAGGACGGATCGGATTCGACCAGGGCCGAGATCGCGGCAACGATCTGTGCCGTCAGCGCGGGAAGATTGCCGTTGTCGAGGACGTCCTGGCCGAGCGTCGCGCTGACCGCGGTTGCCAGCGCAGCGGCGACGAAGCTCGACTGCCGCCAGACCTTGTTGAGCTGGCCGGAGATCGCTTCGCCGGTGGCGAAGCCGTTTAGTCCTATCCCGCCCGGCGCGAAGAGCGCGAGGAAGGTTGGCTGATCGATGACGTCGGCGCCCGCACCGATCGCCCATGGCTGGATATCGACGGTCACGATCGCGCCTCGTCAGGTCGGGAAGATGTAGGAGTCGATCGCGACGCCGGCGGGCCGGAGCGAGAGATAGCCGCTGGTCAGAAGTCCGCGCGTCAGTGCATCCGGCGCCGGGCCGGTCAGTTCGAACACCATGTGCATGGTGTCGAGATCGTGGATCTTGATCGACCAGCCGGTGCCGGTGAATTCGGTATCCCAGACCTCGTAAGCCTGCGGCACCGAGCCATCCCACTGGTTGCGGACCACCCGCGCGCGCAACAGCGTCCGGTATTGCTGGTCGGGGAGCACCGACACCGAGCCGAGCGGATCGCCGAGGCTGTACCAGACACCCTGGTTGAACCCGACGCCGGGCGTGTTGAACGCGAAATAGACGCCGGAGAGGGCGAGCGTCAGCGTCCGCGAGATGCCCACCCACTGACCGACGAAGTCGAGCTGCTGTCCGGCGGCGACGTCGAGGTCGAACTGGCCCGGCATCGACTGCAGGGCGGCGAGGGTATCGGCGAAGGGCTGCAGGATGCCCGCTACCATCGCCATGAACTTCGGCTTGGACACGTGCTCGGACGTGATGAGGTCCGTCCAGGGCGTCACGTCGCCGGTTGCCATGACGGATCAGGTCTGCGTGAACGCTACGTTGGCGACGACGCAAAATGCCGCCTCATTGAATGCGAGCGCGACATCGGCGGCGACCGGCGGTCCCGAGCGCGACTGCGTGATCGAAACGACGTTGTAAGTCGAGGCAAGGCCGTCGAGCACGGCCTGGCTGAAACCCGAGCTCAAGGTCGCGGCGTCGCCGGAAAGGTTCGCCGGCGCGTAGAGGCGGTTGAGGTAGCTCTTCTCGCCGATCGCGAGGCCCGTGAGGAAGGCAGCAATGGCGCCCTCGATGACGGCGGCGGTCGTCGTGAGATAGCCGGACAGCGCCTTGATCGTGATCGCCACGTTGATGGTGACGAGCGTCAGCGGATAGAAGTTGATCGTATTCGTCACGCCCTTCGGGTCGGTGACGACGACGCTGGTGGTGCCCTGCGTTCCGGTCCCCGGGGGCTTCTTCGATGCGATCGCGTTGGCGATGTCGGCCTGCTGGCCGCCCTCGACGACGCACGCGATCGTATGGGCAACCACCCCATTTGAATCGGTGAAGTTCGAGCTGTTCTCATAGATCGCAAGGCGCTCGACGCCGGCGAGGTTGTCGATCGCCGCGAAGATGCCGTCGATGACTGCCTCGGCATTGATCGAGGTCGAGGCGGCCTGCCGCTGGCGGAGTGTGGCATCATCCTCGACCGGCTGACCGAGGACGGCGATCGCCGCGTTGGTGACGGACTGCCAGCCGAGGGTCGGCGTCAGGATCGTGGTGAGCGACCCCGCGGCCGCGCCGGTGTCGCCGACTTCGGTGCAGGTCGCGGTGACGGTGATCGAACCACCGCTGGGGATCGTCACCGATGCCGGTAATGCCCAGCGGGTGCCGAGATTGAGATTGTCGCCGACCAGCCCGTTGGTGATGATCGTGCCGACCTGGCCGACGATCGTCACTACCGCCTGGCTATTGGTCGCGACCTTCCGCTGCAGGCCGTTGATCTTGACCATCGAGGACAGCGCCGCGCCTTGGGCGGTGCCGGGTGGAAAGGAGTTGTAGACCGCGAGCGCAAACTGGACGACGTCGTAATAGGCCTGCGCCTGCGCTGCTATCCACTGTCCGTCTTGCGTGCTCGGATCGAGGCTGACGTCAGAGCCGAAGATCGACTGATAGGTGTTTTGATAGAACGCCAGAATATCGGCGTAGCTCGGAACCAAAGGCCCGGTCGGCAGGATTTGAAGGCCGATCGCCATGGCTCAAATTACCGCTTGGACCTTGGTCTGGCCGAACGTCGTGTCGATCGTCATCTGGACCGAAAGTTTCCGCGTCGCCGGATCGAGGACGCTCGCGTAGGCCACGATGCTCGTGACCAAGGCGGTGTTGACGCCGTTGACGATGCCCGTCGTCTGCAGGACCCGCTGGCGGATGGCCTGGTCGTACAGGCTCGCCGTGCGCGGCCCTAAAATCTGCGAGCCGTAGGGCGTGCCTTCGCCGGTATTCAAAAACCATTCGCCGGCCAGAAGCAGAAGGCGGGTCTCGACCAACTGACCGACGGCCGCGGGCGAGTCGATGAGAAAATTGCTTTGCGACTGCCCGAAGGTATAGTCGCCCGCGCTGTCTTGCGCCCTCACTCTCAATTGATGGGTCCTCCGGACGAGCCGCCCCCGGTCGAGACGCCGGTGTGCTTGTGCGTGAGGAAGTTGATCCCGCCGAAGGAGATCAGGTGACCGGGCGGCACTGTGATGTTGCCCAAGACATTGAGGTTGCCGTTCAATGACATCCCGGCCGCGCTGATGGTCATCATCGGCGCGCCGCCGATGTCGACGACGAACTGTCCGGGTGAAAGGTTGTAGGCGGTCTGGCCTCCGTCGCAGGTCGCGGAGACCTCGCCGGCACCGACCTCGACGAAGGTCTGGCCGTCGAGGGTGCGGAGCTGAGCGACGCCCGGCGCGACTGCGGCCGAGGGCTTGCGGGGCTGCGAGAACACGCCCGGCAGGAAGAAGCCGTCGGAAAGATCGTGCACCCGGAATTGAGGCTGCGGCTGGATTCCGCCTTGCGCCCACCAAGCCGCGATGCAGCGCGAGGCGACGATGAGCAGGCCCTCGTCGCCTTGTTGCAGCGAGAAAAACAGCCCGGCTCCGCCGCCCGACTGAAAGCAGACCGGGCACTTGGTGTTGACCTGTAGCGTTTGATTGGTCCAATCGCCTTTGGGGGATCGGACCTGGCGCTGAATCGCTATCTGGACGTCGGCCGTGATGTTCGTCGCATCGAAGGCTTGAACGATCGCCGGCAACGCCGTCCATATTCTCTGCGCGACCCCATCTTGAACGGCGCGCAGGGCGGCGGCGGGAGAGTTGATCCTCTCTTTCGGGTCCATCTATCGCCGCTCCTCAAAATGAGAAAGGGGCCACCGAAGCGACCCCTTCCGTCTGTGGCTTGCCGGCCTCGCCCGGACTAGACCCGCCGTGACATGCCGGGCCACACCAAGCCACGCCATGCCTTGCCCCGCCGGCCCAGACCTGCCGTGCCCTGCCACGCCCGGCCCTGCCCTAACCTGCCATGCCTGCCTCGCCGGGCCATGCCCGGACGTGCCTAGCCGCACCCGGCCATGCCTGCCGTGCCTCGATCCTCGCCAAGCCGATACGGCAACCGACTTCCGCGCTACTCGCTGCTACGCTTGTCCAGAATCTCTTCGATGACCGGAATTAACTTCGCGAAGGCTTCCAAGTGCCGGTACCTATCGCGCCATGCGCGCAACTCGCGCCATGCCTGAAGAAGCACCAATTCGCGTGTCTTCTTCTGCGACAACGCGTGGCTTGTTTCCCGGTAATGCGAAGTCTCGCCTTCCCGGACATGCGTATACGCATGCATGCGTACCGCGGGCTGATTGTCAGTCACGTAGATTGCCACAACGCTGCGGATCAGGCGGCGCGCCTGATCAAGCCGATGCTCGTGCGCGGCCTTACCTTGGTCCCACTCGAAAAAACCGTGGAGCGGCGAATTATCGTGCTCTGCGTCAGCAACGAGATCATTCGGCGTTATCTCGCCCTTCTTCTCCTTGCGGATCAGCTCAAGGTGGCCGCCAACTTCATTGGCGCTGGCGGTGGCGCCCGCCTGGAAGCGAGCGCCTTCGATGAATTCGAAGCCGGCGATCTTCATGACGCCGCGGCGAGGACTTTCTCGACCTCGCCCTCGGCGGCGACGTGGAAGGTCCCGGACTGGCCGTTCTTCTCCGGGCGCCACTCACCGACACCGACCGCAAAGCCGGCGGTATTCAGCAGGTTCAATATCTGCTCTTCACTCAGGACGTTCGCATTGTAGCGGACGAAAATCCGCGCCAGCCACGGCCAAAACTGGCCGCGGTATCGAATGTCGGCCGTGCCCCGGCCGACGCGAACCATGTCCTCGCGCATCTGCGGCTCGCCGCCCTCGATGCGGGCGAGGTTCTGCCGCATAGCGAGGCCTTCGAAGGCGCCTTTGACCTCCGTCTCCTCGCCGAGCATGTGGAAGGCCTGCCGAGCGGCGACCTTCGTGATGCTGGCGATCGACGTACAGGCGGTGACCGCGGCATCCTTGAAGGCGACGCTCGGAAAGCCGTAGCCGCCATCCGGCATCTTGTAGAGGCTCGCCTCGAAATCGGCGATCGGGTCCTTCGCCTCTCTGGCGCCCTCGGCTTTCTTCATCTGCTTGGCGAGCATCTCGCCCTTAGCCTTGGCCGACCACGCGTGAGCGATGAGCGGGGTGTCGCCAATCAGGGCGATCTCCATGATTTTGATATCGAGCGGGGGAAGCTCGAAGCCGACGTCCTTCTTCGTGGCCATGGGTCACGCCACCGGCCGGAGGAACTTCAGCGCCCGGTCGAATGCGGCGACGATCAGGAGATATTCGTTCGGGGCATCCCCGTCGTCGACGCCGTTGACCTCGACGTAATCAGCCCGAGCCCATTCCAGCATTGCCACCGCTTCCCGCGGCGTCTTTGCGTCGGTGGCGAGAATGTCGCGCTCAACGCGATCGAGCCATTCCGTGTAGTAATCCTGCTCCTCTTCGCGGTAGGCGTGGAAACACTCGTTCCATTCGGCGATCAGCTTTTCGAGCGGGCCGGGCTCGGCCAGCGAGGCGAGGAGCTGGTCGCGTGGCGGGCTCGCGGCGGCGATCGCCGGGACGGCTCCGATGCCGCCGGCGGCGAGCAGGGCAAGGACGCGACGTCGTGTGGTAGGTTTCCGGTCAGCCTGTGGCATGGCTTACTCCCATGTTGCGGGTTAGGGCTGGTCGGGTGTTGCAAGCACCCGATCAGTCCGCTATAACTAGCGCCAGAAAATGCGCCCGTCAATACCTAGCGCCAGAAAAAGGAAACCGGGGCGCGGCCGACCAAGGGTCGACGCGGTGCCGGTGAACGTGCGTATTGAGCCGGTCCTGCTCTCCGCCCTTGACCGCTACATCAAATCCGAGCGCCGCCCGCTCTCCCGTCCCGAAGCGATCCGCGAGCTGCTCGCCGACAGCCTGATCGGGCTCGGGCTGCTCAAGAGCGAGACCGAGTAAGACTCCGTGACCGACAAGAGTGAAATCGTGGGCCGCCTCGAAGGGATGGGCGCAAATCAGGTGCAGGTACAGTTGATGGCCGGGCAGCTGCCAGGCAGCTGGAACCCGGTAATCCGAGAATGGCTCGCCGAGAAGGATGCAGCCGACAGGCTGAGAAGAGAGGCGGCCGAGCGCGAGCAGATGAAAACGATAAAGAGCGGAACTATGGCGGCGTGGATCGCGGCCGTCGCTTCGGTTGCCGCCGCGATTCTGGCGCTCGCCGCTCTCGTCGTGGCCCTACTTCCCGGGCCGCACCGCTAGGCCGATTTGCCGGGCTTCAAGAGCAACTCGGCCAGGTACAGACAGTCCTCCCGCACCATCGCAAACTTCAGCTCGACGTCGTTCCGTCGCGCGATCAGATAGGTAAATACACCGTCGGTCTCGACCTTGATCGATTCCCAGTTCGGCGGGTTCCGGCTCATGATGTGCTCGACCTGCACGAACCGAGGGTAGTCGCTTAGTGTTGCCCGGCTCTCGTTCACAGCCATCCGACTCTCCTTTGGAGGCGTGACCACTCCAGAGAAGTCTATACAGCGCTTCGGTGTCCATTCGCCATCCGCCCATCGTGACTTGCGTTTCGTTTGGTGGCAACCTCCCCGGAACAGGGGGAGGGGGATGCGATCCTAGAACAGTCCGCCACCATACGCCGCGACCGATTGCCCGGCCGGCGAGCTCGGCCCGAACGCCGTGCCGATCATGTCGGTGTGCCAGTCGTTCGCGCGGCTATCGCCGTGGTGCTCGATCTGGAGCACCTTGTACATGCCGTCGTTGCCGATATACGACGCGTAGGCCAGGTCGGTATAGGACAGGCCCTGGTCTATGATCGTCGTCTTGTTAATCGCCGCATTGTCGATCTTCACGAGGCCGCCGAGACGGACAAGGGGGCTGAGCAAGACCCGGAAGTTGATCCCCTGTGCCGTCTGCTCAGGAAACCCTATCAAGCCCGAGCGGGCATTGTAGGACGGTGGCGCCGCGCCTGGTCGGAAGCCGGTCTTCGATACGAAAACGACCTGGCCGTTCTCGATGAACCAATCGGCGTTCGCCGCGTGGCTGACCGTCGTCAATTCGTCGCGCGCCATGCCGGTCAGCATCTTCGGCGTGGTCAATTGGTTGGGATCGGCGCCCTCGAAAAGCGTCGTGTCGGGGATCGTGACGCCGTATTGCGCGAGCGAGTTCCCGATCGCCTGCACCTGCTGTTGCGCGGTCGACCCGGCCGCAAGGCTCGAATTGCAGACGGCGAAATTGTAGGCCTCGTCGCCATCGGCGGCGATGAGCTCGACGTAGGAATCGATGACGCTCTCGCGCCCGCGCTTGAACTGTTTCAGCGTGCCGGCGAAGATCTGGCCGTACGGTCCCTGCTGGTATCCAGCAGAAAGCGAGACGGCCTG